TTAGTAGATGCAATAGTTCTTAAAGCAAAAGATTCAGAAGGAAATAAAATATTTAAGCTAGATGACAAGCTAACATTATTGAATAATGCTGATGCAAATGTTATAGCTAGAGTAGCGACAGAAATGTTGAATGGTGTATCTTACGAGGAAGCTGAAAAAAAGTAAGAACTGATACAGAACTTTTTTCCATTTTAAGTTTGTGTCAGGAATTAAAAAAATCAATGGAAGAAGTTTTGTGTATGACACAAGATGAATTTTATTATTGGATAGCATATTTTAAAGTGAAGGCAGAACGAGAAAAACTACACTATGGCAGATCAGCAACTAAACATAAAACTTAATGTCATAGACAATGCTTCTAAAGCATTTACAAGTGTAAAAAATTCAATATTCAATGTAAGAAATGCCTTAATAGGTTTAGGTGCTGGTGTAGCTATAAATTCATTAATTAATATTGGTAAAGAAGCAGAAGGGGTTAGTTCAAGATTAAATCAATTAGCAAAAGCTGGTTATGGTGGTTCACAAGCATTTGACCAACTTACAAGATTTGCGATTAGTGCAAGAATACCTTTACTTGATGTATTCCAAGCATCTAATGATTTACTATCTGTATCTAAATCCCCAGAAGAATTAGCTAAAAATTTAGAGATAGCTAGTAACGCATCTGCATTTTTTAAAATTAGTTTTACAGAAGCATCAGATCAAGTAGCTAAATCATTATTAAAAGGAGTTGATTCTGCAAGACTATTTCAAGATAGAGGTATTAAATCATTAAAAGGTTTTGGCGAGTTTGCTGACAAATCATTTGATGGTGTTGGTAGATCATTAGAGAGAAACTTCGGTGCTAATGGAATCTTTGGAAAAGCAAATCAAGAATTAAAAGAAGGTTTAACTGGTACATTAGTTGCATTAGATAATAGATTTAAACAATTTCAAATAACAGTTGCACAAAGTTTTTTTGATTCACTTACAAGAGAATTAGGAGATTTAGAAGTTTTCTTAAATAAAAATAATCAAGCCATAACTTCTTTTGCAACACAACTTGGTAGTGTACTTGGTAAAGCTGTTGTAATTATTGGTGATGGAATAGTATTTTTTAGAGAAAATTTAGAGACTCTAATACTTGCATTTCAAATTTTTATCTCATTAAAAGTAGCTTCAATATTTTATGATATAGCAAAATCTGTTGGTGCTTTAACTGTTGCATTAAATGTTTTAAGTGTTTCTTCAGGTTATGGTTTATTATTAAAATTAATTACTGTTGCATTTACTGGAGTTGGTACTTTTGTTGCATTAAGCAAAGTTATTGATTCAACTGGTGAACAAACTTCAAATTTAAATGAAGAATTAACAGGAACTTCACAATTATTAGATTCACTACCTAAAACTTTTAGAGATATTTATAAATATGCTAAACTAGCAAATGATGAGCAAATTTCATTTTCAAATATACTAAGTAATATTGCACAAAAAAATATTGATAGTATTAGTAATTTAAAAAAAGAATTTAGTAGTTTAGAATCTATATCTAAAGTTTTAGTAGAAGGGTTAGATAAAGGTATAAAAGCTTTTTCAAGAGGTTTAGCTGAATCAATAGTTCTTGGTAAAGGATTAGAAGATACATTTAGAAAATTTGCACAAGAGACATTAATAAACTTAGTTTCAACAGTAGCAGAATTAATTATAAGAACCTACATACTTAAATCAATATTAGAAGCTTTAGGTTTGCCAGTAGATAAAGCAAATGAAAGTTCAAAAAATTTAAGAGGGACATCATTAGATATATTTGGAATTAACTCAGCTAATTATGGAGTACAAGTTTTAACTACTGTTGAACTAGAAAAACAATTAGCAATTTTAAAAGCACAAGCATCAGTTCCTAGAAATTCTGGTGGTGGTATGAATTTTGGTGGTGGTGGATTTGGTGGTGGGGAAGATGGAAAATTTGGTTCAACAGTAGGTCAGGCAGTAGGAACTTATTATGGTGGGCCGATTGGTGGTGCTATTGGAAGTTTTTTAGGAAGTTTTTTACCATTTGCTGAAGGTGGACAAATTGATGCTATGCAACCAGCAATAGTTGGAGAACGTGGTAGAGAATTATTTATTCCATCAACAAATGGAACTATTGTACCAACACAAGATTTAAATGGAAAAGGAACAGTTGTTAATATAAATGTTTCATCAGTAGATGTAAAAGGAGTAGAAGAATTGTTTTTAAATAATAGAGCAACAATAACTAACATAGTGAATCAAGCACTAAACACAAAAGGTAGATCAAATTTAATATGAGTGGAACATTCCCATCAAGCCCAGCACCAAGTTCAGTATCAATAAGTTCTAATCAAAATACTATTGTTTCAACAACTTCTTCTGGCAGACGACAAGCAAGGCAAATTGACGGACAAAGATTTAGATTAACAGCTAAATTTCCAATTATGAGTAGAACTGAATTTGCACCTATACTAGCTTTTATTGTTAAACAAAGATCACAAGTAGAATCATTCCAATTTGTTCCACCAACTTTAGATGATGCCTTAGGAGTTGCTTCAGGAGTTATTAGAGTTAATGGTGCTATTAATGCAGGAGTTACATCTGTTGCAATAGATGGTATGGCAAACAGTACAAATGGAATATTTAAAGCTGGAGATTTTTTTAGATTCACAGGTCAAACTAAAGTTTATATGGTTATGGCAGATGTTAATTCTAATGGTTCTGGTCAAGGAACATTAACATTTGAACCACCATTAAGATCAAACGTAGCTGACAATGCTATTCTAATTTATTCTAATGTAGATTTTACAGTTGGACTTACTGGAGATGTTCAAGAATTTAATATTAGCACAGAAAATTATTATCAATACGAAATTGATCTTATTGAGGTATTCTAATGACAAGATCATTAAGTAATGATTTAACAACAGAACTTGCAACAAATAAACTTAATCCTGTTGATCTTGTTTATGTTGGAGTAAGCACAGGAACTTACTACACAGATCATTACAAAGATATTTCTTTTGGTGGCAACACTTATGTAGCTTCATCTTTATTTATGGGATTATCTGAAGTTACAGAAAATGCTGAAGTTGCAGTTAATAGTTTAAGCTTGAGATTTACTGGTGCAGATCAAACTATAATATCTTTATTTCTAAATAATGATTACATGGATAAAGAAGTAACTGTTTATAGGGGTTTCTTAAATGACTCTCAGGCATTAATAACTGACCCATTTCTTTTATTTCAAGGCAGAATAGAAAACTTTAATATTGAAGATGATGAAACAACTTCATCAGTTCTAATTAGTGTTGCTTCACATTGGGCAGATTTTGATAAAGTTAAATCAAGAAAAACAAATACTAATTCTCAAAAATTACATTTCTCAACTGACAAAGGTTTTGATTACGCAAGTAAATCAGTAAGAGATATTAAATGGGGTAGAGCATGAACAATTTTTATAACATTATTTCTGTTTATAGACACTTTGAAAAATACAATCACCTTAGCTACAAACAGATAGTAGATATAATTTTACCATCTTATAATCTAGGACAATATCAAATACACAAAGATAAAAATGAAGTTATAGGTTTTACTAACTGGGCTTTTTTAAATGATATTGTTGAATTTAGATTTAAAACAACTGGAATGTTAAAACCTACTCAATGGAATTGTGGGGATAATCTTTGGCATATTGAAACTCTTGCTAAAAGAAATTTAAAACAGATAATGTCTTGGACTAAAAATCATTTTACTTCGCTATATGGTTATGACAAGCCAATTAAATGGTTAAGAGTAAGAGATGAAAAAATAGTTAAAGAGCAAGTTAGACATACCAAACCTAGTTGGAATCAATTTGTGAGAGTTAATGGGTAAAGTATTTAAACCAATATCAAAAGCTTTTAGTTCTGTAACTAATTTTGTAGGCAAAGTATTTAGTTCAGTAATTAGTTGGCTAGTACCTAAACCTAAACTTCCTAATTTTGGTGGCAGTACATACGAAGGTGCTAAAGGTATTTTAGTTAATCAAGATTCAAATAATGCGTCTATTCCAGTAGTTTATGGTGAAAGACAATTAGGAGTAACTAGGGTTTTTGTAGATTCTTCTGGTTCTGATAATGCTTCATTATTTATTGCAGGAGTTTTGTGTGAGGGTGGTGGTGGTGGAATAGAATCTATTTCAGAAATTTATATTGATGACAAGTTGGTAACTTGGAGTGGTGCATTAACAGATGGAACAGTAAGAACAGTAAACAGTACAGATGCTAATTTTTATAAAGGTTCTAGTTTAATATCAGTTCAAGCTTTTTATGGATTAGACAATCAACCAGCATCTACTTTACTTGATGAAAGTACAAAATGGGATTCTAATTATAAATTATCAGGAGTTGTTTATGTTGCATTTAAGTTTAGTTGGAATCAAGATGCTTTCAACGGACTTCCTGATATTAAAGTAGTAGTTAAAGGTAAAAAGATTTATGACCCTAGACTAGACACAACTAAAGGTGGTTCTGGTTCTCATAGACAAGATACAGCTTCTACTTGGGCTTATTCAGATAATTCTGCTCTAATTTTATTAGACTATTTAAGAAATAGCAGATACGGAAAAGGACTTCCTAATTCTGCATTTGAAACTAATTACGATACATTCAAAACATCTGCAAACGATTGTGATACTTTAGTAACTCCTTATAGTGGTGGAACAGATATAAAAATATTTAGAACTAATGCTGTCTTAGACACATCACAAAAAGTAATAGACAATGTAAAAGATTTATTAGCACCTATGAGAGCATTGTTTACCTACACACAAGGTAAATATAGATTAATTGTAGAAGGTTCTGGTAGTTCTGTTTTAAGTTTAAATGCAGACAATATAATTGGTGGTATTAAAATTTATGGTGAAAAAAAAAATACCAAATACAATCGTGTTATTGGCACTTTTGTCAATCCAGCAAAATCATATCAAGAAGATACTGTTTCATTTCCACCAGCAGATGATTCTGCTTTAGACTTAGCAGATCAATATGCAACTCTTTTAGCTGAAGATAACAACACACCATTAGAAGGTAATTTTGAATTTAGAAATATTACTAACCCATATCAAGCTGAAGAACTTTGTGAAATTATTTTAAGAAGATCAAGAAATGCTTTAGGTGTTGAAGTTACTTGCACATCAGAAGCTTTAAATTTAACAATCGGAGATATTGTAGATTTAACATATTCTACTGGTGGCTTTAGTGCCAAACCATTTAGAGTTATGAATATTGCTATCAACGCAAACAGCACAGTTGAATTAGAACTTACTGAACATCAAAATTCTTTTTACACATGGACTTCTAAAGGCGAAGAACCAGTTATAGCTGACACAACCCTACCAAATCCTAATAGTGTTACTGCACCAGTTTTTGTAACTCTTGACGACCAACTAATTGAATATAGTGATGGAGTAGTTATTACTGCTTTAGATGTAACTATCGGTGCATCATTAGATAACTTCGTGGACTTCTACCAAGTTGAATACAAATTAAGTACAGATACCGATTACATTATTCATGGACAAGGAAAAGGATTAACACAAAGAATATTAAACGTAGTAGATGGTTCACTTTATAATGTAAGAGTAAAAGCATTTAATACTTTAGGAGTTGGTTCTACTTATACTTCTGCATCAAGAACTATTATTGGTGGTACTGCTTCACCTGCTGATGTTGAAGATTTTTCTTGTAATATTATTGGAAGTGATGCTCATTTATCTTGGACACAAATACCTGATTTAGATTTAGCTTACTACGCAATTAGATTTTCTACATTAACAAGTGGTGCTTCTTGGGGTAACTCAGTTTCTTTAGTTGAAAAAGTAGCAAGACCAGCAACCAGTATTACTGTCCCTGCAAGAGTTGGTTCTTATTTAATTAAAGCAGTTGATAAATCTGGCAACTTATCTGTTAATGAAACAATTATTGCGACTAACATAAGCACAATAGGAAACTTTAATGCTGTTGCAACACAAACTGAATCTCCTACATTCTCAGGAACTAAATTTCAAACCTTAGTATCTGACGGAACTTTAAGATTAGATTCTTCAGAACTATTTGATAGTGCAACTGGCAACTTTGATTCAGCACCTTCATTCTTTGATTCTGGTATTACTTCTTTTGATTTATATTCTAGTGGAAATTATGTATTTGCTTCTCCAATAGATATAGGTGCAGTTTATACTTCAAGAGTTACTGCTTCTATTACACAAACTTCAGATAATTTAGATGACTTGTTTGATGCAAGAACTGGAAACTTTGATGACGCAAGTTCTAGCTTTGATGGTGATACTCCTGCTAACTGTAATGCACATATTGAGATTGCTTTATCTAATGACAACATAACTTATACTTCATTTAGAAACTTTGTAGTCGGTGATTACACAGCAAGATATTATAAATTTAGAGTAGTATTAACTTCTTTTGATTTAAGTTCAACTCCAGTTATTAGTGCTTTGTCAGTAAGTATAGATATGCCTGATAGAATATTTAGTGGTAATGATATTGTTTCAGGAACAGGAACTTATAATGTTGTATTTACTTTACCTTTTTATTCAAATTCTTATGCAGTTGGAATCACAGCACAAGGTATGAACACAGGAGATTTCTTTACAATTTCAAATAAAACTGTTAATGGTTTTGATGTTGCCTTTAAAAATAGTAGCAACGCAGGAGTTACCAAAACTTTTGATTATTTAAGCAAAGGATATTAGATAGAATATGGCACAACATAGTGATTATAATATAGCGAATCAGGGTTTCCCTGCATTTAGAACAGATTTAAACAACGTACTTTCGGCAATCAATACATTAAACTCAGGAACATCTAGACCAGCTTCAGCAGTAGCAAATTCTCTTTGGTTAGATACAACAACTTCTACTGCACCTACTTTAAAATATTATGATGGTGCTGATGACATATCTTTAGCAACTATTGACCATGTAGGTAACACAGTTAATTGGTTAGATTCAACAGTATCAATTACTGG